TGTTTGTTTTATGGTAATTCTGAAATATTTGTTGTTCGTACTACTGTGTTTCTGTTGCCTGCTAGTGGGTTTAACGCAATAACGTCTCCGTAGTTACTGTATAATCCATGAACGTTTGTAAGCCACGGAGTAATAGTGTTTAATGTGATTACCGCAGCTGTGTTGTAGAATTCTATATAGCCTATCGATCTTGCTAACTCTGGATTTTGCAATGCCTGCCCCTCTTTGATAGTCGCAACCCTAAATCCTGTGAATGAACCAATAGTCGCAGTTGAAAGTGTCGTTGTTGCCGTTGCTAGTGGTGCTACAATATAAGTGTCGTTGTTATTGAACATTAGAAAGTTCCCACCTGTCATAAATGTTGACCAATCACAAATCAAATCATCTGGATAAGCCAAAGCGCGTGTAGTTACCAATCCGTTAACATCTTTGTACTCTAATGTATCACGGTCGTAAACACCGCCTGTTGTACCTGTTATCCTCCATTTACTCCCGTAGTGGTTCAATTGCTGTACTGAATCAATGATTGGTAAAGTGTAGAAAGGTCTTGAGTACGTGCTTGTTCCTGTACCGTCTTCAAAAGGCATTGCCGAGCCTCCAATTGGAACACTACCCACACACGTATAGCTGTCTCCTGATGGTACTTCTACAATGTTTCCACCATCATCTACTGTAACTACTGGACAGTTAGACGGGTCTATACAACTAGGGTCTATTGATTGATCAAAATCATAATCTTGTATAGGTAAATCACACACTCCTGAAACGTCTCTAAGTTTGAATGAAATGTTATTCGATACACAAGCAACTACGTCGGGTGTTCCGTGCTTGAATTTAGTTGCTATTGAATTCTGGACAATTCCCAACTTCTTCCATCTAGTAGACTTGTTCACTACGTTGAATATGTCCCGTGAAATCTGTACAATGTCACTTTCAACATCGTTTAGGTTGGAATCGTCTTTGTAAAGTCTGTCACATATCTCTACCACGATAGAGATGGTAGTAGTGTTATCCTCAAAACTTGACCCGTTACCAGTAAAGTAACAATTCATTAAAGGATAAATAATATGATCTGAAAGAGCTTCTTCTAAATCGCCCCAAAAGAAACTATTTATTTGTAGATGTGCTGTTGCTATCTCCTTTAGTTCTACCCTTATCTGATTTAGACTTTTTTTCATTGAAATACTTTTCTAACTTCTTTCTCGTTCGTTCTTGAATCTTTACGCCCATTATATAAAACTTATTGGCACATCCCCCTCTTGATCTTGTTCGGGGCTAACGTTCTCAAAGTTACAAATATATTCCTTATACTCAGGGAACAGATCACAATTGTCTTTAAGGTGTCCTATTAACACACCTCTGTAACTGTCCGCATCTGCTTTTAAATCATCCCTACCCTCGTTTCTGTTCGCTTGGTCGGGTGTTTTTTGATATTCATCATCTGTTGTTCCGTAGGTTTTATTTCTAATCTCAAACGTTAACGGATTTGTTACACGGTAATCCACTTGCGCAACAATAAACGGTGCAATGTACTCATCTATTAACTTAACCTCATCAGCGTTTAAATCGTCATCTTCTACACCTTGTAAAATACGCTTGAAAAAGGTAGTGCCTAGTATGTTTTTAAGCTCAATGTCTTGCGCTCTACGTAGAGTCGTAGTTAAAATATCATCGCTTACATTTCTTTGCGTGTACCCTTTACTCTTTATTAAGGAAATAGGTATGATAAATCTATTTTTCATAAACTAATATTTTGTACCCACGTATGACGGCATGAGGGCGTGTTAACTCCCGTTTCTGGGTTGTGATACCAACCACCGCGATAACTCCATACGTCCCTATCTACGTTCGCGCTAATGGTGTTTATCTCTTCTCTAGTGTATAACCTATCAAATTCTATTAAAGTCTTGCAGAAAGGTCTTGATTCACCCCCTGCAACTAAATCTGGTGCTGTTGGTTTCTTCTCATAAGAATACAATACTTTAAACTCCTGTTCTGGTATTTCCTGTTCCTTTCCCAGATCCGTTACTTTCCAATCCTCTAACACTCCTAAACGACCCAACTTAACTAACTCCGTTGTAAGTTCTCTACCAGTCATCTTAAGTGCCTTTGCAACTGATTGATAACTTTCACCGTCTCCAATCATTGTAACAATTAAACGTTGATCGTCTGTAAGTTCTAGTGCGAACTTTGATTTAATGTACTGAGCTTTGAAATCTTCTTCGTTGTCTTCGTAAACTGAATAAACATCAGAATGTAATACTTCAAACTCTGAACGCGGTCTACCAAACTTAGCAAACTCTAAAAGAACGTTGTCATGCTCTTGTTTCTTGAAATCGTCTACCGTAGTTGTTGGTGTTTCATCGCCTCCTTCAATTGGCGGTAACTTACCGAGTCTACGGGTTTCGTTTATAGTCATTGCGTTAAGCACCTTAGTAGCTACCAATGGTGACATACTGTTAATACTTTCAGCTACTACGTTGTCAGGGTCTACATTCTGTTCTACAAGTATAGAGGGTACGAATTCGTTAAACTCAATATTAGGATTACCACCATTCAGCCTAGTAAAAGCCCAGTTCAAGGGGTCTAATAGTTGTCTTTGTCTAACTTCTACGTAGTTTTCGTGAAATAAAAGGTATGCTGTTTCCATTTCTTCCTTACTTCCAAACATGGATTCTGTGAATACTCCAAATAAAGAGGGAGAAATAACACCATGAGCAACCATAATAGAGTTTGTGGTAGTCTTTTTAGCTTGATCGTAGCGTTTATCTAGGTCATTACCGTTTATTTGCTCAACCATTGGCTGTGAATCCTTACCATCCGAGAAGGTTAATATCAACCCCCCTTGCTTGTTTCGGTCGGTTGAACTCATTTTAAGCTCTTTCTCTAGTAGTCTACGTTGATCCTTGTCCTTTGGTCGCCCGTTAGCAAAGTTGATTAATGTTCCGCCCTTCCATCCGTTAACAACCTCAGAGTATGTAAAGAACGACATTTCAATAGCTGCCATTATATCAGTAATAGCACCTGAGTAGTTTACTGACGGATAGTAATTAGCTGTTAATCCTTTTAACTCATCAAAGTTTCTTTGTTTTGGCTTAGTGATTACGTGCATCAAACATTCTGAATCTGTCTCTACATCTACGTAATGGATATTCTTTATCCTTCTGTAACCCGTATCTATTCCTTGTCGTTTCTTGCTCCAATCCTGCGAGAACTCATAAAAGGTTCTGTTCTCATTCACCCGAATAAGCTCATAATCCATTGGTTCAACGTACCAAGTACCCGTTGTTAGGTTCTTTTTAAATAACCAATCTTGTGTTTCTCCTATCTCGAAGTCTCTACAAACTGAATCAATTACATCTTGTAAAGAATAAGCACTACTTTCGTTCTCTATTATGGATTGATCTCCTTTTACACCTCCTGCTGTGATGAATTTAACCTTCTGATTAATAATCCCACCGTGTACAGGGTTCTCGTAGTACCACTTATTAAGGTTTTGCGGGTAAAGATTATCGTGTCCCCAGTTAACAGAACCTGTTTGTTGGTTTATCTTCTCTGTTGGTTCGGGTTTGTTGGCTTCCCTAAACACGTACTTTGCTGTGTTCTTTATATCTTCGGTATTCTCAGGCATTTATATACGTATTTGTCGATACTTCGTTTACATATTCTGTCTCAGGTGTACCCTGTAACAACATCTTGCCAACTTCAACTAAGTTTCCTAGTGTTTCGTCTGTGCTTGTGTCGTTAGGCATCTGATAACATCTATATTCGTAGTATCCTGTTATATCAAAGGTAACGTCCGTCCCTTCTGTAAGCTCAAAATAGTTGTATCTCTTCGTGCTTACTCCTAAATCTGGTAATTGTAATCTCTTAGAGTGGTTGCCGTCCCCTTGATCCTGCTCAAGATGAAATACAAATAACCAATTATTCGGAAGCAGGTCGCTTTTTAGTTCGCTTAGAGTTACCGCTATCTTGTTTAGTTGGTTCTTTTGCAATAGTATCATCCTTTTTATCCTCTTTGATGTGTCCTAATTTAACTAAAATAGCTCTGTTTTCGGGAATGTCTTTTATCATTCCTAGTTTCTTGTCGTAAAATTGTCTCATAATTCAAAAAAAAGGGAAGCGTTAACCTCCCTTAAGTATTAGTTAGTAAATGATCAAGGTGCTAACAATGCCAATACAATCGCGCTGTCAATCTTCAATCCCTTGTAAGTTTCCTTACCTGCGAAATTCAATGTAGTTCCGTTCATGTCCTCGAATGCTGTACCTGTTGCACGCTCATCTAAACATTTAGCACCGTACTTACTGAAATACAATTCATAAGTTCCGTCATTCAACTTAGCAATAAGACTTGTACGCCCTTTAGCTAGTTCCTCAACTGAAACAATCATTTCTTTTGTATTACCATGTAGCATCAATACTGCTGCTTGTTCTCTTGCGTATGATCCTGATGCACGTTCACCAATTGCAGTGTCCGTTACACTTGAAGTTTCTTGTTCTACTGTTACAGGGTACGCGTACTTTGTAGCTAAAAGTGTTAAGGCTGTTACCTCACCTGCTGCGAAAGTAAACGTATCTACTGTCGTTGCTCCTGCTGAATCGAATCGTGGGTACATATACCAAGTATCTACACCTCCTGCTTCGTCACACTGAATCCCGTTAATTGCTGCTGTTAATTCACACATAATATTTTTGTTTTAAAAGTGGGGGCGCGAACCCCCGTTAATAATTTAGTGAATTGTCAATTATGGTGTGAACTCTAAACGTGTAAAGTACTTATCCCAAACAATTTGAGTACCCATTCTGAAACTAGCTTCGGCTTTCAATTTATCATTGTAGTCGTCGTACTTAATTTCTAAGTCCATGTCGCTCATCAAGTCAGTTCCTAAGAAAGTAAGTGATAAAGGCATAACAATTGCTTCCTCCGTTCCGTTCAATTGTGGTAAAGTCTCTACCATGATTCCCATCAATGGTAATTCAAACTGCATGTTCGTTGTGTTCTTGTCTGGTGACACCTGTGTATAAGGATTAGAAGCGTTCCATTGTTCTAAAACTGTTAACGCTTCTGTTCTTCCCATGTACATTTTGTGAGGGATTCCGTTATCCAATAACTCAGTATCAATACCTTTGTAAAGCTCTTTTGCCAGATCATAACCGTTTGTATCTGTCCATCCTGTCGCTGCTGTTACTGCTGTGGTTACAACCGTTACGTCTGCACTAGCGTAAATGATTTTACGTAGACCGTCCATCAATGCAAGTTCCGCGTTAGCTGATGCAGTATCACCACTCAATACTAAATCTTGTGCTTTCTTAGAAATTACTCTAGTTAAGTATGCGATTAAGATACTCTCCAATTCAGAAGGAAGTTGACCGTTTTGTTTCTTAAGCCCGATAACGTTCAAGATTTGCGTAATCTTACCGTTCAAGTCTTCGTTACAGAACTCAATACCTGCTTGAAGCAATACAGTAGTCAAACGCTTCTCTGTGAATACTACCGAACCATCTGGTGAAGTTGTGCACCCTGTCTTAGCTTGAAGTGTAATATCAGCGTTTAGCAATGCGATGTCTACATAACCTTTAACCCCTTCTTCTAGCGTCAAGTCTGATAAGAAACTTGAGTCCTCGATTAAGTCTGTAATGAAATTTGGCATTGTATTATCTCCCCATGCAGGAAGTGCCGAATTATCATAGTCGAATGTTTCTTTTTTCTTTTGGTTGAATCGTTCGATCATCTCGTCCAACTCTACACCAAATCTTTGTTTTAATTGTGCTTTAATGCTCATTTTATTTGTTGTTTAATTTCTTGAGTTTTTCAAAATATCTGTTGAACTCAATATTGGTTTTTCTGTTGCTGCTGCTGCGTTTGCTTTTACTTCGAACTTCTCACCCTTCTTGATCGCTGACAATTCAGCTTTCATAGATTTGTTTTCTTTCTCAATAGCCGTGAAACGTTCATCTTGTTTTTCGAACTTAGCCTTGTATTCTTTTGCGATACCTGCCATTAGTTCCTCAACCTCTGTGCGTAGTTCCGTGTCTACCGTTGCGGGTGTCTCTACATCTTCATCGGTGAACTCTTCAATTGAAGTGATGATTCCTGATCCGTCAACCATCGCGATACGTACCGAACCATCTTCTAAAGTAAGTTGATAATCTCCTTCTGGTGCTGGTAGCTGCTCACCTTCTGATTCAATGAATAGTTGTGTACCTGCTCCTAGTTCACCCTCGTACATGATGACCTTTCCTTCAGCATCTGTTGCGCTTGCGAACTTCTGTTCTGTTTTTTCTGCTTCATCAAAAAGTGATTTGAACTTGTCGAATAAGCTTTGTTTTTTATCTGTCATTTTATCTGTTTTTCTAAATCCCATCTTCTGTACAACTCCGTCTGCATCTACTAAGAAGGTAACTCCCTCTTTAGTAACGTACTCACCTGCGTCTAGTCGTACAGTTGTATCGTTGTATTGGTTGTGACGTGTTAGCTTGTCACCCTCCTTTACATTGTCCTGTTCTATTTCAACATCCCATTTAGTAACGTTTGTCACGTCACTTTTAAAGTGTGCTACATTCATTCCGCTATGTTTTTGCTTAATATTGATCTTTACTTTGTCAAACCAACCCTCAACAGAGAACCCGTTGAACCTACCATCCTTCACGCCTTGCCAAATAGCATCATCTGTAACGTGATAACTTGCGATCCAAGAACCGTCTTCTAGTTTCATGTGTTCAAATGCTTCAGGAGCGTTAGGGAATTTAGGGTCTTTAGAGTTGATTATGTATGAATCTAGTAATGTAGCACCGTCAATAACCTTATTTGGGTCGTGATCCGCGTTAACATTCTGATTATATCCTTGCTTGAAGAACTTTTTACGGATCATGTCGACCGTTGGAGCGTCAAATATTACATAATGCTCTCCAAATTGCTCGTCTGCTCGGTAAATTGGAGTACCTGTTGAGATCATAACACCCGTTACAATGCGCTTTTCATCGTTAAATGAGTAACGCACTTGGTCTTTACCGAATGCTATGAACCCTTTCATGTGTGCGGGAGCGTCAACAAAGGCGTTAAAATCAACTCCTGTATCATCATGCTCGTTTACTACTATCTTATAGAATGGTATCATACAACTATAAGACG